TCCAAAAAGTTTTTTAACCTCTACCAAAGGTAGTCGAGGACTTGCTGTCTTTGAACAGCGGCATCCGCGCATCGCTTTGACGCATTAAACTGTTATCCACCGCATCCGTCTGAGATTGTGTTTGGCGACGAACATATTCTGCACGTTGCTGCATAAACTCAGATGGAATCTTGCAGAGTAACAACCCGCCAATCTCGATGTTGTCTTTGAAACGCGAATCGGGATCGGCTAACAGTTTGAATTTTGGCTGCTCCTCAATACGAACCGGCTCCCAACCTTCACGAATCTTTGAAGAAAGATTGCGAGGATCGGCCTTGTCCATCATCGAGACGCGAATCCAGCGATACGAATAACCAGCCTCTTTGTCGGGCTCAGGGAGAAGATCCGGTTGCATCCACTGCTTTGGACGCTCCGCAAATTCACGGTTATCAGTTTCACGAGTAATACGGTTTTGTGCCATGTCAGGCTCCTAATTTCAAAACTTCACGGACATATTGCTCAGGAGTAATCCCAAGCTTCTTGGCAATAGCAACTTGCGATTGCGTTAAGCGAACTCGCTTCGGTGCGGTCGACCGAGTTGCTGGTGCCACTACCGTGGCAGGCTTGACCCTTGAATATGTCTTCTCTGGCTTTGCCTCTTCGAATTCCTGCTCACCGAAATGATCAGGGAACCGTTTTTGCATCGTTTTGTCTAACTCTGCGTAATATTCCTCAGACCCAACTTTAACCCCTCGTTCACGTAAGTCTTCGTGTACACCGAGTGCTGTTGCCGTCATGACTTTGTCCTGTCCGAACCAAGCATTTTCTTCCTGCCAACGCATTACGCGATCATCAGGACGCGGCACAGATGGTTGTTGAACCTGCTGTGGTTGAGTTTGTACATTAAATTGCTGCTCTTGTAAAGAGGGCAACTTAAACTTTTTGATGTTGTCAAGACTATTCTGAGCGCGAATGAGCTCTTGCTGGGCGCGCAACATACGGTCAGAGTCACCAGCCTCATACGCTTCTTTGTATGCCTGCTCGGCGGCCTTGAGCTCAGCTTTGGCTGCCTTTTTCTTGGTGTCTTTGTAGTCTTTTTCACCAGTGGCCAACAATTGGTTGGCGCGCTGGAGTTGAGCATTGAGCATTTGAGCCGCCTCAAGGGCTGCAATGCGTTCGCGTTCTGCGGCTTCTCTGGCGCGACGTTCGTCGTTCCAAATGCGCTTCATGCGAATGATCTTGTCCTTGGCGTCTTTACTGTACTTGTCAACTTCGTCAACTTCGATCTCAAGCTTTTTGACTTCGTCTGGATTGACTGGCTTGCGGCCACGGTCTTCTTCAGGCGTATCGTCTTCAATCTCGATCTCAATGTTTTCTTGCTCAGCTTTGGCTTCTTGCTTTCCCTGATCTTCTAGTTCATCAGGGAATTTGAAATCTGTATCTGCCATGTCCGGCTCCTTAGTATTGTTTGCGACGGATGCCGCGAGGATCTTGGACGACTGCTTCCACCGAGTCATCATTGATGATTCGGAACTCACGGTCATGGATCACCAAGCGAGTGCCAGCGTTCGGGCGAACCAGAACAAAGTCATGCTCTTGACACCAAGGGCCAGTGGGGAAGCGTTTTTCATCCTTGTAGCAATCAGGCCCCATCTTCACAACAAACAACACTGTAGTGAGCAGTTCGTCATTGCGCATGGTTTCGTCGGCTTTTACCAAGCCGCTGTCATATTGCTTTTCCGCTTCAGGGATGGCACACAAAATACGATAGCCTTTTGGTTCGGGCAACGCTTTTGCTTTTTCTTCCGCTGATTTGTTGAGGATTTGCGATAGGTCTACCGCGTTAACCAAGTCTAGGTTTTCACTCATTGTCGGAGTTTTCCATTCGTTGTTCGAGGTCTTTGATGATGGCACATGCAGATTCAAGACCCCGCAACTGTCCGCATGTGTATTTGTATTCCTCGTAGCTCGAACAATGTCCGCGAGCCATGGCATCAGAAAGCATGTACATGCGTTCCTGATACTCTTTCAAAAGGTACTGAAGATTTTGGTCCATTACTCTCCCTTAGGTTTAGGTTTGTTTTGCATTGCCTTCATCTGCATGTTGTGTTTATGCAGATCTACGGCGTGCCCTTTGTCTGCCATGGCTTCTTGTTGCGCCAACGTGGTGGCGTGTTTGACAGCATCCATGGCGTGACTGCGCTCGTTTTCCGTCTGGTCTTGGCGGAGTTGAGCGGCTGTTTTGAGAGCATCCATTTGCATGTTTGCATGCTCGCGGTTGTTCTGTTGTTTGATTTGGGCGGCAGTTTTGAGCGCGTCCATTTCGAGTTGCTTCTTGCGCAAGGCGATATCTGCCAAATCTTTTTGTGATTTGCGCTGAACCTCTTGTGCTTTGAGTTGCAACTCTTGTTGTTGCATTTGCACAATTGGGTCTTGTGCTTGCTGTTGGGCCTGCTGCTGGGCGGCTTGACCTTGGTTCATTGCCAGCAAACGCTGTGCGGCCATGGCCAACATCGGTGCCAAGCGAGCTTCGGCTTGTGGGTCCATGTGGACTTCTTCGCCCGACTGATCCATCTGCGGCGGCAAGCTGAAGCCAAGCTGCTGCTCGATCTCCACGCGGTACTGGAACCCCAAGTGCTCGTTGATGTGCGCCATCATGGCCGACTGCAACTGCTGCGCCATTGGGTTGTTTTGTAGCAACGATGCAATCTTGGGATCTTGCATGGCCGACATGTGAACCGCAATGTGGGCTTGGTGGTCTTGGGAGATGAACGCCTTGACCGGTTTCATCATCAGGATGTTTTGGTTCTCGCTGATTGGATCCACGGGCACCATGTCTTCCGGCATTGGGATCAGCTTGGCAGCGTTCTTGATGCCCAGCACTTCCAACATCTGGCGGTGCAACAGGGGCATGTTGTACATCTGCGGCGCGGACTGGGCCAACTGCAAGACGGCTTGGTACTGGACGATCTTCTGCGCCATGGTTGACGCATTGGGATCGCTGACGGGTATAACGTCCACGTTATCGTAGTCCGACTTCTTGGCGCGGCGGTCACCTTCTGAAGGATCGTAGTCGTATTCTTCGGGTGTGTACTCGGCAATGATGTGCTTGAGCAGTTTAAGCTCTTGCTTCAGGCTGAAATGCACGCGCGCTTGGACGGCAGACATCACCTTTAAGGTGCGTTCAAGAATCGCCAAAGTGGTGCCAACTGGTGCATTGGCCGACATGTCAGACAGGTTCAAATCTGCCGTGTTTGCAAAGCGGCGACCCTCTTCGATGATCTTGTCCATCAGCCCGGCCAACACTTGGCTCGGTTCTTTGTATGGCAACGGCAACAAGTTGTCGCGCAGCGCGCCGGCGGGCACGTCTACGTCACGCCATTCGCCCGGGGCAATCGGCGTATCGTCACCTTTGACGCGCATGCCACGGGTTTTGAAGCCGCCGGGCAAGTTTGACAGGGTGCCTGCGTCCACCAACTGGCGGATGATGGATGTGCCGCTCTTGGCGTATGCACCAATCAGGTGGATCAGGCCAAAACAGTAGAAACCAAAGCCGGGGATGTAGCCATAGTGCACCAAGTGGGTACGTTTTTGGTGGCTTTCGTCATCTGGCTCCCAGTTTCTGCGGATGGCCAAGATTTTCATCGAGCTTTTTTCGATGGTGACGATGTATGGCAGGGCAATACCGGTTGGATTGCCGTCTTCGTCTTTATCTTCGTGGCCAGCCAAGTCCAAATTGACTTGCATTTCCAAAATCTTGAATCGGTCGTCCGCCGTTGCGCGGAAACCCATTTTTTCGGCAATTTTTTTCTCAACTTCGTCCAAAGAACTGGTTGGCTCACCCAAATCCACGTCTCTGTAGAAGCCGCCGACCTGCAAAATGCGCAGATCGTTCTCTGTTTTGCGCATCACATGGGTGACGCGGGGTGAAGAATGTAAGTCTGATGCGCCATATGGGACAACAACGTCCTCTGCGGGTACATACATTGACACTTGGCGGCCAAGACCGGGGTCAAAATACACCTTTTTGAAGGCGTTGCCAGCCAAACCCAAGCCCCAAAGCATGCGCTCAGTCTCTGGGCGGTACTCAGGCATCTTTTCTGTGAGCTGGTAGTTCATGTCATCTTGAACTCGCTCGGCAGATTCCTTTTTGGCTGGTGTTTCTTTGCCAACAATCACCGTTTTCACGGGGCCGGCAGCCGGGAAAATCGACATCATGGTTTCTGACTGGAACTTTACCAGCGCCTCGGCCAGCAACGGGTGGTAAACACCGCATGCGCCTTCCCATGGTTCGCTACGCTCTTCAATTTTTAGGCCAAGGAGTTCAAGGCCGTCGACGTAGGTTTGGATCCAGTCTTTGCGCGAGGCAATGTCGTCGTCAAAATCGCCAATCAGGTCGCCGGCAATCTGTGCCAGCTCTTGCTCGTCCATGTATTCTGCAAGGTTGGCATTGAAATCGTCTTCGCTTTCTGCTTCGGGCTCCAGCGTGATCTCCATTCCGTCGATGCCAATCGTCACGGCATCAGGATTTTCAATTTCAATTTCGATGGGTTCTTGGCCTTGGGCCAGTTCATCGATTCCTTGGGGAGCTTCGTACAAAGCTTTGTCGATTGCCATG